AATGGGATACTCCACTGAAAATCAGCAAGTTATCCCAATATTGTTGCGGAGGCAGGATTTTCTTGTTTTGTGGTAGGGTGTTGAAAACCAGTGAGTTACGTGAAAATAATAATGAAATGGTTTCGGAGGAATGTCCGAAACTTGTATGTTGAGTTTTGTATTTAATGTACAGTTGTACATTAGGGCACCATCCTGGAGTGGAGTAGTGTCCGAAATCCGCATATTGTATCATGTGAGTGTTATTTATCTGTGGCTGACAATAATCTGTCTGTGAGCTTGGCGTTTTGCTTCTGCAGGTCGGCGATCATCTTCTGTTGATCCTCGATGATCTTCAGCAGCTTCTTGGTATCAGTATCTTCAATAGCAGGCTGTGTTTTCTGGCCCATTACAAGCCAATTGGCATCGCACCAAGGCTGATTAACGGCATTAATAATGGCTACCATTAAATCGTAGCCTGGCTTATTTCCTCGCGCCAACATTCCCCTAATGGTACCATCGGGAACTCCACACTTGCGTGCGAAGGTAGCAACGGTATGGCCTTCATGTTCGATAACATACTTTATGCGGTCGTTAATCGTTAAAAGCTTGTCTATATCCATAAACAAAAGTTAAATAATAAAGCAAAAGCAACATTTTTATTGCAAATGCTTTGTAATTTCGTGCAAAAGCATTAACTTTGCGCCGTATCCAATAATTTGCACCGCAAAGGTAAGTATTATTTTCGAAACAACAAAATTTTAAATTAAAAATTTATAACGATGACATTTAAAGAAGTAATTGAGAGTTTGCCAAAACAGACAATATCTGTTCGCAACCAGAAGATCAATGAGATAGCAGCAGCCTGTCGCGTAGATCCTTCAGCTGTGTATAACTGGCTGGCCGGTCGCACCAAGGTTCGCCCTATCTACAGGAGTATCATCGCCCAGCAGCTTGGAAAGCCTGAGAGCGAGCTATTCCCTGAGTAGAATACGTATAAAGCTCTACCACAGATAACTTGCAGGAACCCGTCCAGATAAGTTGATGTCTGCGCCGTGAGAGGCCGTAGGATGACGCCTTGGAAAGACTGGTGGTAATAGGGGAAAGCTGGTAAAACAGAGCAACCAGAATGGTTAAAAGCCTTGGATGAGCGAGTGGTGCGATACCCTCCCCCTATACATAGATGATTATCGTTCATAGGTTAGTAGAGTTTATTAAGGCTACGGTTGTATATGCCAATAGTTCGACAACCACACTCCAGCCAGCCGTGAGGTTCGCTGGATTCTAAAACGAAATATCTAATTTAAAACGAGAATACAATTATGAGAGCAATTGATTTTGAAAAAGCCACAGAGGCTATCGGGTGCGAGTTGCTTCGCCTCGTATACCATGCTAAGGGTGGTGGCCAGGTTACTGCAGCTTATGGCCAGGTAACAGGCACACTAACCTATGTGATGTGGGATCAGAACGGGCGCGCCTTCGTTTATGCCCAGGAAGAGGACAGCGAAGATTGCGTAAGTGAGTACAACCTTGGAGCACTCCCGTACGAGCGCGACCAGAAGTTTGATCTTACCTTCGAGTAGTATGAAGACAAAAGTACCCCCCCCAGTGCTGCTACTGGATATCATGCTGAACGGCAGGTTCTTCTGCCAACTGAGGTATACAGGACGTGGCCGTTTGGAATGGTTGGGCGAGAAACTTGGCTACGTGTACAACGAAGCTTCTATCAGATCGTTCATAGAACGTATGCGGCCCTCACTCAGAGGGAAGGATTACAAAGTAGATTTTGCTAAACAGCGAGTGATATGATAGAATATTGTGATGCTATCATCGATTGGGGCCATGTGGTGGCCGTTATCGAGCGAGAACGTAAGAACAAAGAGATATCCAAATATGCTCGCCAGCGCGAGGTAATAAGGAGAGTCTTAGGCCCAAAAAGTAAATAACGATGTTATGAAACAAGTATCCATTACCATTAATGATGTAACCTACGATCTTTTGGATCTGGGTGAGCAAGAGCTCACTAGTTCGCATTTGCGTAGCGATATCTGCATTAAGTATTGTGAACTGATGAAGGTATGTGGCCAGTTCCTGTATAATGCTGCAGTACCCTGCATGCTGGCCATGGATACGAAAGAAGAGGGTACAGGGTTTTACTTTAAAAGAAGATTATAATATGGCAATAGTACGAAGAAATCCCGACGGATGCGTAGTAATATCGGAAATGTCGATTATTGAAATGATGTCGCTGAGCAGTATTATTATTGCCGGCGCAAAGAGCCCTGAGATTAGTTTACAACAGGTGAAAAATATAAAAAGCATTATCGACGGCCTGGATCTCCAGATGAAGGAGGCTAGCAAAGAACTCTCTGAAGCTTCTGAGCGATTAGAGAAAAAGCTAGTAGAATGGAATGCAAGACCAAAGATCTAAAGAATATGGAAAAGAAATCAACCCGTCGCGCCTGGACGCGCGAAGATATCAGTTATCTCACACAACACTATGGTAGAAAACCAATCAAAGAGATAGCAAAGGCCCTGAGTCGTAGCGAACTGTCTGTCAGACTCTATGCGCTACACCACAGGATGATTCCTGAAGGAACCAAAACCACCAAACGTAATCTTCTGGTAGAGCTGCTGAAGATAAGATTCCGCCATCTGGAAGATTTTACACCATCGAAGTATTTCTATGCTGAGTGCCATATCTCGCAGTTCCGCTATGCTGATATCTTTTATGGACGTAAGCAGATTAAGCCAGAGGAATATAAGGCTATAGCAGCCTATTTTGATATTACTGCAGCTGAAGCTATCGAGAGCCGACAGCTGGAGCTGGCATTTGATGACAACGAATAAACCGATAAACTCTACAAGAATATGAATCAGAAATTACAGCAAACTGTAGACAAAGTTAAGGACGCTGCCAATATAGTAGATGTGATTGGCGAGTTCCTTACACTCAAAAAGGCAGGAGTAAGCTATAAAGCCATCTGCCCGTTCCATAATGACAAGAATCCCTCGTTCTACGTCTCGCCGGTGAAGCAAGTGTGCCATTGTTTTGTGTGCGGAAAGGGTGGAGACGTGTTCTGGTTCTTGATGGAGCACGAGCAGATGAGCTTTATTGAAGCCTTGCAGTATCTCTGCAAGAAATATAATATCGAGTTTCCTAAGCAGGAAATGACCGACGAAGAAAAGCTGCAGTACCAGGAACTGGAGGCGCGCCGTATCGCCATTGGTGCTGCAGCCAAGTATTTCCAGCAGCAGCTGCAGCAGGCCCAATCATTCCTGGAGTCGCGTGGATACAAGACAGATGATCCGATATTGGCCAAATATGGCGTAGGTTATGCGCCAGCTGGTGGCGCCCTGCAGGCAGAACTAGTCGCCCATCAGGGACACTCACTCGATAGAATGATTGATGTGGATTGTATCCGCAAGGATGAGAAGGGTGGTACCTATGATACGTTTCGCGATCGCGTAGTGTTCCCGTTCTACGATCGCCGTGGCAATGTGGTAGGCTTCAGTGGCCGTACGCTGCAGCCCATCATCGATAATAAGCCAGCCAAGTATCTGAATACAGGCGAAACACCTCTATTTACCAAGGGTCGCCATCTGTTTGGTTTGTACCAGGCACGCCAGGCGATATCGCGCGAAGGATTTGCTTACCTGGTAGAAGGCCAGTTTGATGTGATGACACTGGCCAAGTATGGCGTAGAGAATGCCGTGGGTGGTAGTGGTACCGCCTTTACCGATGACCAGGTACACCTGCTGCAGGCCTACACCCAGGAGGTACACATGATATACGATAGCGATGCTGCAGGTCAGAAAGCAGCGCTAACGAACTGTGAGATACTGCTGAAGGCTGGATTCGTGGTTAAGTGTGTACAGCTGCCAGAGGGTAAGGATCCTGATGAGTTTGCCAGAAAGAATGGTCAGCAGACAAAGAAGCTGCTGGAGAACTATACAGATACGTTCCCTCATGCCCTGCGTAACTCCATGGTGCCTCGTGGCTGTAAGGATGAGACTGTTATAGCCAAGGCCCTGGATAAGATCTGCAGTCTGGTGGCATGTGTGAGCGATCAAGGCCTTCGCCTGGAGTATATAAAAGGCGTACAGAAGGATTTTAAAACCAAGATGACCATCTGTGACGCCAAGGTAAAGAAAGCCCGTCAGAAGCTAAAAGGAATGGCCAGTTCTGAAATGCAGCCAGGACTGTACGGTATAAGTGAGCTGAAAGAACACCTGCAGGATGACCAACCGGCCATTATCACCAACGATATGCAGGAGTTCCTGAGTCAGTACGAGGATTCGCCGGTAGTGCTCTCTGTGGGCCGTGCTAGCGATGCTGATATCCAGAAGCTTCGTTCGGCATGTACTATGTACGTTACTGGAGAGCGTGGCTGCAGTATCGATCCTGTGGATGGAACTGAGAGCGACTACCTGTTTACCCTCAGGCAGATGTATACCATGGGCGTAAGCAATCTTACTGTTACCGGCGATGGTGTGGCCGAAAGCTTTCTTGATTTCTATATGCGCCTGCATGGTAAGGTACTGAAGGACTTTAAGGGCGACGAAGTTCCTCTGAAGCAACGCTGTGTAGAACTGAGCTCGTATGCCGATGACAGCGTTATCATCATCCGTAAGAACGACTACTGTCAGTACCTGGGACTATCGAAGGGTTCATTCGATGATCTGCGTAAACCATACGTACAGGCGCGTAAGGCCTCGATGAAGGTGGGTGTTCAGAGTGGTGGCCTGGACGATACAGAATACTTTGATCCATACGATCCGCCTCAGTATGTAAAGGATAACGACGAATATACCAGGATGTGGCGTGAATATGGCTACTATCCACGTTTGAATCAGGCTGGAGAACCTATCTGTTATATGTTCAAGACTCGTGGTAACACCGCCTCGATGGAAATGGTAGGCGACTTCTATATGGTACCTCTGTTGCATATCTTCAGCGATGACTACGACCAGAACAAGCGTGTGCTGAAGCTTAACCGCCGCCACCGTAAGGCTCCATTGTATATCGAGGTGCAGAGCCGCGATCTGCTGAAGATGTCATCCATCGAGAACGTACTTTGTAACTACGACGCTGTAAACTTCAGCAATGGTGAGGAATGGAAGTGGCGAAAGATCAAGGAATACATGTCGCTCAACTACGTAACATGTACAGAGGTGAAGGTGTATGGCAATCAACAGAGCGAAGGCAATAGTCGCAAGCAGGATGAGCAGTTCTTTGCCTTCGCCAATGGTATAGCCCACATGGTAGGCGATAAGATGAAATTCGAGCCGGTAGATGAGCTCGGAGTAGTTACTCACAACGGCCAGAACTACTACCTGCCTGCCTGCAGTACCATCTATGCTGGCCAGGGACGCCAAAGTGATAAGTACGAGTTTATATCACAGCTGATGTACCACGAAGTGCCAAAGGATAAACAGATCAGCTTTGACGAGTGGGCCGATCTGATGGATAGGGTATATAAGATTAATAATAACGGCAAATTTGCTATTGTGTTTGCTCTTATGTGCGCATTCCGTAGCAATATTCACTGCATCGATCGTATCTTTACAGCACCGTTCTTTGCAGGCCCCATGTCTTCAGGAAAAACACAAATTGCGATATCCATTCGCTCGCTCTTCGTTTCGCCTCACACATCAATCTTCAACCTCAATACCGGTACCGATGCTGCCATGCAGACCTACATGGCCAGCTTTAAGGATGTACCAGTAGTGCTGGATGAGTTCAATCAGAAGGATCTGTCGCCAATAAAGCTGCAGGCCCTGAAGTCGATTGTGTATGATGGAGAGGCCAAACAGAAGCGTAAGAGTAACAGTGATAAGGATATGATGAGTGAGAAGGTGTTTACACCAGTTATCGTCTGTGGCCAGGAACCACCCGTGGGCATGGATGATAACTCACTCACTTCGCGTATGGTGATATGCCAGGTACCAAAGCCTACCAACCGCACCCAAGAGGAAACAGAGCTCTTCGACAGATTGAAGAGTCTGGAAGATCCTGCCAGGGGTGGTGGGCTGCATAATATTCTGCTTGAAGTGCTTTCTCTGCGCCCTCAGGTGATGGATCACTTCCGACAGCTCAGGCAGGAGGCCTACGAAGAGCTGAAGGCTGGTGTAGTCAATGAGGGAGTACGCGACCGTCTGATGAAGACGTTTTCTTTATTTCTCGGCATGGTGAAGCTGGTAGAACAGTATTCTCGTTTTCATCTACCCTTCACCTATGCCGATTTCTTTAGCCTGGTACAGGTCAAGATAGACCAGCAGATGAAACTTATCAGCAGCACCGATAAACTGGCCGCCTTCTTTACCAGCGTGAACGCTCTGATCGATACCCATAAGATTGTGGCCGGTCGCGACTTCCAGATCCGTATTGGTGGTAAGCTGTCAGGTAAGGATCGCGATGGTAATCCTAGGACATTTGCTTTTGGAGCCGACCAAGAGATTCTGTTGCTGCGCGTATCGACAGTATTTAATATAGTGGCCAGCAATGGCCGACTCGAAGACAATGCCAACCAGAGTACCATAGCCCAGAACCTGGAGAGCCATCCATCATACCTGGGAACAGTGGCCACAGCTCGATTTAAATGGACTGAGATCATCGAAAAGAAAGAGGGTGATAAGGTAATCAAGGATGAAGTAGAAAAGGGCCTGAGTACTTCTGCAGTAATGCTTGACTACAGCCAGTTCTTGAAGGATTATACTGATTTCCGTCGAGGTAATGAAGAAGTGGAAGTTTACAACAAGAACGGGGAACCTGTGAGACCATTCTGAATAACCACAAATAAAACCCTGTTGGTTGCAGGGTAATTTCTGATTCAACTACCGCTCCAATCGTCCGTGAGGATCGTTGGAGCTCTTTTTATCTCTATAGTATAGAGAGTAGAATCCCCCAAGTTACGGCTACAAAATTAAATATTCCTGTTGATATCTCCAAGCATTTTAACACTTTTCTTCTGCCGAAATAACATTTTACAATTTCGGCTTCGTTTGGCGCGCATTTTCCCCCGCACCCCCAAATTTAATAAAGAAAAGCCTATAATTGCAATTTTGAACGCTAAAAAATTTCGAAAAAACCGTCCTACACGTCCTACAATCCTACAAAGGCGCACACTGTTCAAACCGTTATTTTTACTTAACTTATTGATTATTAACTATTTATATATAAAATTAGTAGTAAAATATGAATGTAGGATTGTAGGAAATTTGTAGGACGCTGTAGGAAATAGCCCTCGTTTTGTAGGAAGTTTGTAGGAAGGCGTTTTTGGTGAATGGTGTACACTCAATAAGGCCCGATTTTGTCAAATTGGCCCAAAAATGGTGTTTTGTAGGATGCTGGAGGTCGTTTTGTAGGTCGTTCCTACGCGTTTGTAGGACGGTTGTAGGACGATTTTTATTATAGTTTAACTTTAGCAAAGTTGTATAATATACTGATAATTTGTATCTTTGCAGACGTGTATTATATAGCTTGTAGGATTGTAGGACGATTTTTTCAAAAAATCAACACCAAATATAGCGATGGAAAAAGAAGATTACCTAAAACAGAGAACTGCTTCTATCAGCGTAGAGCCATATTTAGCGACCTATGCACGAAAGAAGTTTGATATCGACCCGAAAACGGGTGGAATAAAGATTCCTGACAAATTCAATCTATATCATGCTGTATGGCACGCCATGGCCAAATGGCCATTGGAGCGATGGCATATCGGAGTAAAGCGCCGTGTGGATAATCCCCAGGGCAATCTACTGATACACCTACCGGATTGCCGCGAGGGTGGGGTACGTAAGAATCCACTCTACTGGAACTATATATCGCCACGATCGGCGCGAGTTATCAACCGTGAACTGAAGCGACTCTTCGATTGGGAGTTCCATCATTACGTGGAAATACTCCTGGAATACCATCCGGATATCACCAAGAAAGAAGCTATAGCCAGGTTTGCCAAGAAATATGCCTTAGGTATTGATGCTGAAGATGCACTGCTGAAGAACTTCCAGCGCCACGAAAAAGCCGTTAGAATATTCTTAGGGTTAAAAAAGAATAAAACCTCAGAAAATAAAGTTAAATCCACGGGGCTTTCGCCTACCGATTTGTCCGTACATAATGCGCCACTTTTAGCGCTGGCCACTAACAGTATGCTGCCGCAAGTAATAAACGAGGGATTGCGGCTGCTTTGTGAATCAACCAAAGATAAGGATGATGCAAAGAAATGAGGTGTATATAATAAATTAGAGTCTTTGCGCCTACATCTTATTATATATAACTTTGCGCCATAAACAATTAGTTGTTATGGCATTTTCTACGTTATATTACACAATCCTGAACAAGCCGTTCTTTATTGACTTGCGTCGCATCGACGCCCAGGCAGTTCTTATCGATAAGTTCTTATCTCGTGATATCGCGGATATGAGCGATGTTCGTCTGAGTGATTCGAAACCACTCATGAAGGCTGGTAAGTATAGTGACGCTCCAGAAGGATCTGTTGCTGTTATTACCCTTAAAGGTGATATGCTGAAGGATGGTACCATGTGTTCGTATGGTACCGAAGAGATTGCAGCTGCCATTCGTGAAGCTGCTGCATCGCCAAAGATTATTGGCATTCGCCTGGATATCGATTCTGGTGGTGGTGCTGTTGATGCTATCGCGCCAATGCTTGATGCTATCAGTTTTTCTCAGAGTCGGAACAAGCCAGTTGTAGCATGCTGCGATCTGTGTGCATCAGCTGCTTATTATGTGGCCTGCCATTGTAATAAGATTATGGCAGATAACGATATTTCTGCAGAGTTTGGTAGTATCGGTGTGATGATGCAGTTCCCTGACTACGCTAAGTATTACGAGCAGAAGGGAATTAAGGTACATACCATCTACTCTGACCTCTCTACCCATAAGAATGCTCCATTCGAGGCAGCTCTGAAGGGTGAGTATAAGAGCATCAAAGAAGAAATGTTGAATCCGTTGGCCCGCGAGTTCCAGCAGGCTGTAAAGAGTCATCGCCCTAACCTGGATGATAAGGTAGATGGTATTCTAAATGGTCGTATGTTCTTTGCTAAGGATGCTCTGAAGTATGGTTTGATTGATGCGATTGGTAATCGTGATGCAGCTACTGAAGAGGTTCGCCGACTAGCTGCTTCGATGTCGCTGAAAGAGTACGCAGCTAATTTGTGAGTTATCATAATTGTGTTTTTGTTTTAGTTATTATTAATGTGTTATGAAGAAAGAATTTAAAATGGTTGCCGGTTGGGTAATGTCCGTACTTGGCATTCAGAATTTCGCTAAAGACAACGAGGGAAAGTTGTATCTTACTGCTGAGCAGGAGGCTACGCTGATCGAGAAGTATGGCGAGAAGTTTGTAAGTGGCTTTAAGGCCGATCTTTCGAAGATGGCGGTTGAGGGTGAGCAGGTTAACCTGACACTTTCTGCTGAAGAGAAACTGGAGCTGGAGGCTTCGCGTGTTGAGACCGCTCGCTTGCGAGATCAGGTCCAGCAGCTGAAGGATGCTGAAGCTGGCTTCCGTGCTACCATCAAGAAACTGGAGGGAGAGGCTGCCGATAAGGGTGGTGTAAAGGTTGAGGTTTCTGCTATCGAGCAGGCTGCTATCGAGGCAGGTGTGGATCTGAACCTGAAACACAACCGTTACTTGGTTGACTTCATGCAGGGTAAGGTAAGTGCTGCCTACAGTGGCGATAGCACCATCGACACTCAGGAGCTGAAGAAGGAGTTCGGTAAGTACGTTGATTCTAACCGACTGGAGATCCTGAAGGGCCTGTTTGGTCAGACTGAGAGTACTCAGTTTATGAGTACCATCATGACCGATAAGACCGAGGTTCGCGCTAACCAGGCTAGTATTGTCGGTTCTGTTCTGCAGCAGTTCGTTCCTGTATGGACTCCATCTGGTAAGGCTAAGTTCCATCCTCTTACCATCAAGAACTTCAAGTGTAAGATCAACGTGCCTATCATTCCTTCAGACATCATGGAGGATATCCTAGGTTACATGTACGACGAGCAGGCTTCACAGCTTCAGTCAATGCCTGTAGTTCGCTACATTCTGTATCAGCTCATCTTCCCTAAGCTGGATGAAGAGCGCGAGCAGGCCCTGGCTATTGGTAAGTATGTTGAGAACGAGGCTGACCAACACGGCGAGTACACTGCTTCTACACCACTGGAGACTATGGATGGCTACCTTACTCAGCTGGTGGCTCTGTTCGTGGCTGATTACGATCAGGAGGATGTTACCAAGCTCACAGGTGTTCGTTGGCTGCAGGCTGGTAAGCAGATCGATCCTTCTAAGAAGAACGTGCGTACCATCATCGATGCAGCCGTTAAGGAGGTAAGCGACAAGTATCCTCTCTACGCTAAAAAGAAGATGAAGGTACATATCGATCCAGTTCTGGCTGACGCTTATCGCCGTGAGTACCTGGAGGAGTACAAGTGGCTCAAGAACCAGGATGGTACCCATAAGAACGATATCGACTTCTCGAACTTCGAGTTCGGTGAGTGCGAGGGTATGCGTGGTACCGGTTGCTTCTTCATCACTCCCAAGGAGAACTTTAAGCACCTGATGAGTCAGAACCCACAGAACGTAAAGCTGCGTTTCCAGGAGCAGGATTATATGGTTAAGATCTTCGGTGAGTGGTGGGAAGGCACAGGCTTCTGGATGGCAGAGGCAATCTTCGCCTACATCTCTCCTGAGTATGCAGACGTGGAGCCAGAGGCTGATCCTGAGCCAGAGCCAGAACCAACTCCATCTACCAAGACTGATGTAACAGTTGCTTTCGCTAGCGCTACTGCATCGGGTACTGTTGGTCAGGAGTTTGAGAGTCCTGTAGCTACTATTACTCCAAGCGGTAAGACTTTGAAGTACTCTTCGAGCAATACTGCAGTAGCTACCGTTAACGAGGATACTGGCGTGGTTACTCTGGTAGCAGCTGGTGAGACTGTTATCACAGCAGCCTTTGCTGGCGACGACGAGTACAACGCTGGTAGCGACAGCTACACGCTGACAGTAACAGGTGAGGGCGTTTAATGCCCCACCTTCTAGTGTTTAATCATTTAAATATCTAAGAATATGACTGGATATAGCATGGTAAGTGTACCCAAACAGGGCAACAATCCTGGAATGCCTGAGGGTAAGAAGAATGTGGTGATCATCTTTGACTTTGAGCAGGTCAAGACCTACACCCGCGACGAGAAGGGTGTGACAGTATCTGCCTTCGAGTTGAATACTGGTGTAACACCTATTGGTTTGTTTGTGAACGAATCCACTATTGATGCTGGCGACGAGGTGGAGGGCGATGCATACGCACGCGGATTTATCCACCACGTAAACGCCGACCATCCTGGTATTGAGGCGGCTGTAGCAGAGTTTAAGGCAAATAATATTAACGCCAATCTGGGTGTTATTATTATGCCCTGCGACCCAAGCGCTACTACTGCCAAGATCTATGGCACTCCCTGCGCCCCTCTGAAGATGCAGGCAGCCAACGAGCAGGATACCAACGAGGCTCATAACAACCATTTTGAGTTGAAGACAGAGCAGCGCACCTATCCTGTAGGTATCATGGCTAAGACTCTGATTCCAGCAACCGATAACAACGAGATCAACGCCTATCTGGGACTCCCTGTTCCATCAGGTGTATAATCGGTGGTTGACGTCTTAATCATACGCGGCACTTATTTCGCGATAAGTGCCGTTTATTGTAAAACTTGAAAATCAATTAGTTATGACAAAGAAGAATGAAACCAAGAGTTCCGCTAAATCAGAACAGCAAGCAGCTATTGAAGCGCCTGCAACCGTTGAAACTCCTGCAGTTACCGAAACACCAACTGACAGCAAAGGATGTGAGGCTGTAACGGTAATAGTGATTGAAAGCGAGGATTTCGCTGGTGATATCGCTGTACGCAGTGTGAAGCAGAATCTGAAGGGTGTAGATGCTGATATCCAGGTTGTAAAAGGTGATGTGGATGTTGAGACGCTTAAATCATCGCTGGACTTTGTTCAGACAGAACGTATTATCCTAATGACAGCCAACATGATCATTCTGAATCCTGTTCTGCTTAGCGATATCGCTTTGGTGAAGGCAAAGAAGATGGGTAATACTATCACTGCCAACACCGGCATGCCTGTAATGGTCCACAAATCGGCACTGGATGCATTACTGAAGGAAGCCGAAGAGGCCAATCAGCCGCATATTGATATACTGGATACTTATTTCCCAGGCACAGTTCCTACCGGCTTTACACCTTTTATTCTGGGCGACTGGAATAAGGATCCGTTCGTACTGCCTGTGGTGTCAAAGAACCCCAGCATCGAGGCTATCAGCAAGTTCGCTGAATGGAAGAAGTTTATGCACATCGGTCCCGACTCATGGAGTGAGGATCTGAAAGCCTACCTCGAAAACCGCTTTAAAGCATGAGGTTTATCAGTAGGATAGAATACAATAAGGCACGGATTGCACAACAACCCGTGAAGTCCGTGCCTATTAAAAAAACAGCGCCAAAGCTCCGCGAGCGTTGGCCATTCCTTAATAACCCAAATGTGCCTGTAGAACTGCAGGCGCTCGTTACCCAGCGTATTACTCGATGGCACGAGTATACGGATCTATACCAGCAGCTACGCGACTGTGAAGATATCGATCAATTGTCAAATAAAGCTGGACGACTGCTGGATGCTTACCTGGATGCACGGGCGATAGCCAAAGAATTGGATTACTACCAGCAGAATAAGAAAATGCTAGGTAAACATCCATTGTGCCGACATTATAAGCAGCTGGCACAGCTGCGATCATGCAGCATAAAAGAGCTGCTGCGCGAACAAGAGAAAACCCGCAATAACATCTGGCGTGTAAACAGTGAGATGAAGAAAGGTGATAAACCTCATCTCGACGCTAAGCGTCTGCAGAAGCTGCAGGAGTACCAGATGAAGTTGCAAGAGATAAATCGACTGTTAGATGAGTAAATACCAGGATTCATATTTTCTGAAGCTTCAGGACCATATAGCTAACGGTTCTAAAGATGAGTTGACTGTAGAGGAAAGTGATTATGAAGATCTTCTTTTCTCTGTAGCCGGTATTATACGTCGTGAAGGAAAACCGGCAGCTATGGCATGGCTGAAAGCTGATAAAGGCTGTACGCGCCATGTGTCTGAACGCCTCTGTTACGAAGCAATTAATCTATTCTATGCTACCGATTATGTGCGCGCTGAAGCTTGGCGTAATGTACTGTTCGAAAAGATGATGAATGCAGCTCGCCTCTGGGAGAAAAAACACATCATCCTCGATGAAGAGACTGGACAAACGAGTAGTAATGCTACGGCCAAGGAATATGATGCCTACACCAAGATAATTAAAGTGGCTGCAGACTTAAAACGTCTGAGTGAGCGCGATGCTGATGCCGTTCCGCTAAATATTAAGAATCAGCAGATAAATATCTATGGTACCAACGCCCAGGATGTAGGTATTCCTGCGACAGATAAGCGCGCTATTCTGCAGGCTGATTACTTCAAGACGCTTCCAAAGAAACATCAGAAGCGCCTGGAAATGGAAGCGGGTTTGAAGCCGCTAGATATCGATGCTATGCTTGATAGTTCAATAGAGCTGGCCAATGAAGTTACAGGAGAGTGAAGGTGTAAATCGCCGTTATATCAATCAGTACGCCATGGTGGCAGCGCTCACTATGCCACAGAACTTTATTGGCGTGCTGGGCCGTGGATCTGCTAAGACTACACAGTTCCAGGCTATGCGCATACAACAGGCGGTGATGGAATGCCCTGGAGCTCCTTTTGTGTGGGCAACAGATACCTATACCAATCTACACCAGAATGTTATCCCCTCTGTGCTCGAAGGCCTCAGGTTCCTGGGGTGGGAAGAGAATATACATTTCGTTATCGACAAGATACCTCCCATCGAGTGGCAGCGCCAGATGTATAATGTGTGCGATAAGTACAAACAGGTGATGACGTTCTACAACGGCTTTACTTTTACCTTCGTGTCACTCGATCGCCCATCTATTGGTGCTGGTCGTTCGTATGTGGGCCTGTTTGGTGACGAGGTAAAATACTGGCCAGAGGCTAAGTTTACCAACATCCGCAAGGCTGTACGTGGTTATCGCGCCCGATATGGCGATAACCCCTGGTACCGAAGTCTTAGCCTTACCACCGATATGCCTAACCCTAACCATGCAGGCGAATATACCTGGGTAATGAAGTTGGTTAAGCTGATGGATAAGGAAAAAATAAAGCTGCTGCTACAAACCGGCCAGGCGCTGAATGAGTGCCGGCGCGAATATGCCCGTGCTCTGCAGACCTGTAATGAACGAGCCATCCAACTAGCTGAGCGCAATATGAAACGCTGGGAGGCGCGCTGGAATGATCTACGCTGCAATACTACACTCTTTATGGTGGCATCTACGCTGATAAACGCCGATGTTTTGGGTGAAGAGTACTTCCAGGAAGAAATGGCTGCAGGGCTGGAAGGTGTTGATACAAACCTGCTTTCGATACCTCAGAAGCTGACAGCCGATCAGAAATTCTACTGTACACTATCAGCGCGCGACTTCTATCACGACGGTACCCGTAACGACGTACTCGAAAAGCATCCTTACGGATGGGATCCTGATTGTACCATATTGCGCTATCTCGATACCAATAGCCCTATAGATGGTGGTATGGATGATGGAAACATGAAGAGTTTATTGATTGGTCAACGAAAGGGCCGCGAGTATCGCGTATTAAAGGAATTATATACCCTTCCACCTGAGAACGAGCGACAGTTGGCCGATAAGTTCCTGGCATACTTTAAACACCACAAATGCAAACTGCTGCGACTGTACTACGATCGCGCTATGAACGCCTATCAGAAGGTGGGTAATAGTGCCATGCAGCGCATTAAAAAAGCCATAGAATATGATGCAGACGGTAATCGTACTGGCTGGCGTGTACAGCTGATGAGCTTAGGCCAGGGAACCATCTATTCAAATACAGAGTATAACTTCTTTAGCTCACTGTTCGCTCGTGATCTGCAGAAGCAACTGTTCGTACTGCTGATAGACGCCCAGAACTGTCCTAACCTGAAGGCAGAAATGGAGAATGCGCCTGTAAAGGTGGTGAAGGACGAACGCTCAGGCCGCAAGGAAATACGTAAGGATAAACGAGGTGAACGACTGCCTGCAGCACGTCTTCCTCAGGAGAGTACCAACCTTACCGATGCCCTTAAATACCTGATATTGCGCCGTGAATGGGCCAATTTGTGGCAGAAATCTACCAAAAAAACGGTGATAGACCCTAAATAAGACTTAAAAAGGGCGAATAAACCTATATAATTTGAACAAAAATAGCCGTTTTTGAGGGTGTTTTTCAATGATAAAAATCGCGAAACCCGCATAAATAGGGCATTTCGGGGAGGGCAGATGAAAAATAGGGCTTGTGGTCGCACGTTTCGTGCCGGCCCGCCCTCAAGTCGAGTTGCGATTGCAAGTCCCCGAAACCTGTCGGAAATGTGACTGAACCCCAATGGGCAATGTCCTTTCGACTACATCTTATAAATAGTATATTTGCAGCAAAGTTATGGATGATAGAGAAATGGGAAACGGAAAGATTGTTAACCGCGTTGGCCGGTTCGGCCTGGTTGATACCAGTGTAGGTACCTACGCTGTGGCTATGAGTGGCCATTATCACCAACAGTCGCTTAGTTCATTCTTTGATCTAAGTGGGCGCAGCTGGGATAAGGATCCTCAGAGTGTGGCCGGTGTGATGGTGGTACCATGGGGACCTGATGATCAGATGCCCAGAATGATACGCGATCTATTGGAGAAGAATAATATCGGTCCTGGTATTCTTCAGCGTAAGCTTGGACTGATATACGGTCAGGGTGTGCAGCTGTATCGTCATAAGGTAGAGAACAACGAAGTACAACAGGAATGGATCCAGGATCCTGATGTGCAGGCTTGGCTTGATACCTGGGATTATCAGCGTTATGTACGCGAGGCCTTACTGGAATACTTACACATGGGTGGCCACTTTACTCTGTACCAGAGTGGTAAGAGTGTTCGTATAGGTAAGGCATGGATCCATTCTTTGAAGTGTATGCCTAGCGCCGACTGTCGCTTTGTGTGGCCAGACCCTAACCGTACACCTGAGTTGGAAGATATTACTCAGATCCTGGTAGGCGATATGGAGCGCTGGCGACAGCTGCAGATCTTCCCTCGTTTTGATAAGTGGCACCCAGCTAATCATGAAGCTGCAGTACAGTATCACGCCTTACGCTCATTCGGTAGAAATATCTATGCAATAAGTTCGTTCCACGGCTCGATTCCATGGATGCAGGACGCTAACGATATCCCTGAGATCGTGCGAGCTCTTAACGACAATGTGATAGCTGCTGCTTACATCGTACACGAGCCTCAGGCCTACTGGCAGGAAAAACGTATGCAGATAGAGCAGGATTATCCCGAATGGCAGGATTCTGAAGTAGAGAAGAAACTGAACCAGTTACGTGACCAGGTAACCACCCAGATAGCCGATGTAATGGCAGGTAAGGAAAATGCGGGTAAGTTCTTTACCTGCGTGGACTTTGTAGATGAAATGGGCCACGAGCAATCGTGGAAAATAGAGCCCATTGAGTTGAATCTGGATAAGTATATCGAGGCTCAGAAAGCAATCTCGAAGATGGCCGACAGTGCTACTACCAGCGCGATGGGCCTTAATCCCTCACTCTCGAATATCATCATCGATGGTAAGAGTGATTCTGGTAGCCAGATGCTTTACGCCCTGAAGATCTTCTATGGCGCTGATACTGTGATACCGGAGCAGATTGTACTCGAAGCTCTGAATGACGCGTTGCGTATAAACTTCCCTGAGAAGCGGGATCTGTATTTTGGCTTCTATCACAAGACTATCCAGAAAGAGGATAATGTGAGTGCCGGCGATCGAATGACAAACCAGCAGTAGTATGAAACAACGATATATTGAGATTCCCAATACATGGGATGAGTTGACAGAGGCCGACTGGCGCGAGCTGCTGAAGATACGCCAGAAGGTTGTAAACCACGGTGGTAGATATTCCGAACTGGATATCACTACCGAAACGGCTCGTATGCTGCTGAAGAACCGTGGTGTTAAGCTGCAGCTAAACAACCAGAACTATATCCTGCTGGTGGGCAATCTGGCTAAAACTTTGGGATGGTTATGGCATGCTGAAGGTAATCAGATATCGCTGGTGTATAAGACTACCTGGAACCGATTGCCTAAAGTTCGTGATTGGCATGGCCCCATGGATCATGGCGCCGATATCATGTTTGGCGAGTTCCGTATGGCCGTGGGTATTCTGAAGCAATATGAGCAACAGCCAGACGAAATACATCTTAATGTATTAGCGGGTTTGTTGTACCGCCCTGAAGCTACGAAGAAAATGCAGCAGCTGCAGCAGCTACGACTGCAGCCGTACGATTGGGATGATTTCGACGCCAAAAAGCGTCGAGGCGAACAGATGCAGCGCTGGCAGGTGTGGGGAATTTATGCCTGGTTTGCCTACTTCTGTGAATACTTGACTACCGGTGTATTCACCATCGATGGAGTGGAAGTTTGTTTTGCTCCACTGTTTGGTAAATCGGATAATACAAAGAAATCTGGTAGTAATGCCGGCTCGCTCATACAGATCTGTCATACTCTTGGGGAGAGTGGTGTGTTTGGTACCGCCAAAGATGTGGATCACACACCTCTGATGAATGTAATGCAGAAGCTGTTGAGTGATTATTACGCATTAAAACGGCTTCAAAAGAAATAAATTGAGAAAAAAGGCAAATAATATGATTATTACGACATCTGAAGACCTACGTAATCTGACAGGATCGTTTTATGCTAACAACGATTTTAGTAAGATAGAAAACACCATAAAAGGTGTGGAAACCGATATCTGCCGAATATTGGGTATGCAGTCGCTCGATGGGTTGACTGGTGATGCTAAGCTGGCAGCTCAGCAGGCTGTGGCTTTTATGGCTACTATGCGTTTTTATCGACTGAACGATATCAGTCACGAAAACGCTGGCCGCAAGGTAAAGATTGACAAAGAGAACGAAGCACGCCCCTTTGAGTGGCAGCTGGCTCGTGACGATCGAGCTCATCTGGAAGAATATTATCGCGCGCTTGATCGCCTAGTGTTCTGTCTGATGGGTAACGAGGATTTCCGTCAGTCTGCGCTCTATCAGCGCATCCAGAAGGTAATCATAGGTAATGCCGACGAATTAACTTGGCTTACAGGTATAGAACCGTCACCTTGGCTGTATATACAGCTGCTGCCGTTTTTGCTGGAGAGTCAGCAGTTTGTCGAAAAGGCTTATGGCGAAGGATTTATTCCTGGTAATCTGCAGCAGCTTCCGGATACCGGCACTGCAGATTATGCGGCAAAAATGGCTACTGCATTAGGTGCTATCGCGCTGATGGGACGTCGTACCTCGTTACAAGCGCTGCCTTACGGCTTGATGCAATTAACTATGAGTAATGGTGGTGGTAACACTGAAAACGCTCCATCGATAGAGCAGCTGAATGCTTACCTGAAGCAGCTCTCGATAGATCAGCGTTACTGGGTTAATGAAATGAAGAGGCTGCGAGATCTGGCTGCAGGGAAGGATCCTGTTACGCATCTGCAGATGCCTGATAACGACAAACATCATAAATTCATGCGAGTATGAACAATCCGTTTGTTACCAAGTTTGCAGCACAGACTGCTGATATTATACTGACAGGTGTAAGCACCAGTCGTACGCTGCAGCTGTTGAAGGGGAGTCAGTTAATACTGAAGGAGACCTATAATTACGATACCGATGGTGGTATTCGCGTATCCGGATTGGCCGACGTATTAACTCAAGCTCTCTATGGCGAGTTGATTGTGGGCGTTCAAAATAATGCGCAAGCTTCCGTCACCGTGAAAATGACTGGCGAGGCAGATATTACATCCACACTATATGCCCAACGCCTACTGAATCCGCGAGATCCACAGGGACAGAAGGTGGTTTTAGCAGCTGCTTGTAATGGTGTGTGTTATCCTGGTACTCAAAAACTGGTAACAGTTATCGGACAAGTGACTGTCGGATTGGTTGGTACCAATCGTACTGTTGTCATCGGCAATGTCGGCCAGGTAACAACTGTTGACTGTGATCCAGCTATGTTATTCCCTCAATATTACGGCGATGGTACGGCTCTGAATATTGGTAGCGAGCTGTTGCTGAAGATTCTGCCAGCTATATGTGCTGATAATGTGTGTGTACGGTTTTTGAATCGCTACGATGTGCCGGAGACAGTAGTAGCAAGCTATATGACTGATAAACCACAAGCTCAGGATGATACGGCCATGATGTTTGGACGTCGTACGAGGTTCGATGTAAAAAGTACTTCCGAATACACGCTGTATAGTGGCCAGTTACACCACGAGGATGAAGTGGATACCTGGCAGGATCTGCTTACAGCTCGTAAGGCCCAGGTGCTACTGCATGGCCAGTGGAACGATGTCGTAATTACCAAATCAAATCTCAGTCGCGATCGTCGTAATTTCCATGGCTCAAAGATTGAGATTTCTTTCCAAACTGCTAATCCATTGTTACTGCTATGATACCCATTAACGATTATAGACAATTCGTTTCAGAACTGGTGAATTCTGCCAAGACAGAAGCCAAGATAGATGATGATATCACTATTCGTTTGGCTGTGACAGAAACACAGCTTGTAAACCTAGTGAAGGATAAAGCTGGCATTGTAGTGGCTGGCAATATCCCTGGCGCCGAAATTAGTAAAAGTAGTTGGTTTCAGAGTGAGGGTGAGTGTTTAATCATGGTACTGGAGAAAATGCCTGAAGACCGCCAGGGTACTGAAGCTGAATTTGAGAGCTACGCTAAGTTGCAGCAATTAATGATAGAGATTGTAAGACTGCTGGTTAATTATAGTGGCTTTGGTAGTTTATGTGATAAGGGCGAAGTAGATTATTCGCGTCCTTTAGTAGTGGAGTGGGAGTATAATACTTATGGCGGTTTTAATGGCCTGAGTGTAACCTTCAAGCTTAAAGACAAAGAGGTATGACGCAATTACTGATAGCCGGTGTAGAGGTAACGCTGCCACAGAATTTTACTGTAACAGTGAAACGCGAAAACTCATTCTTTACCAAGAATGGTGAATACACCTACGACTGTACACTACGCCTGGATAATCCCACTAACCGTACGCTATATGGATTCCTGCAGCGCCTGAATAAAACCGATCAACTGGATACTAAGCGTACAGCTGTACTGATTACTGATGGCCATGTGTACGCCAGAGGTACCGAAATTATTACCCGTTGGACTCAGGAGAGTGTAACCATCCAGATTGTATCTGGAGAATCGGAGTTGAATTACTTCATTGGCCAGGATCAGAAAATCGAGGAGTTGGATTTAGGTGAGATAGAAACAATAGTTACCTTAATAAGTCCTACGGATAGCTTCCCGGATGTAGAGTTTTGCTTGCCTACTATTCGCTCACAGTCTGGTTACGTCTATAATAGATATATCCGTGGGCATATTGTGGCTGGGCGCCGTACTGGTAATACAATTATTCCTGGCTCTGATCTGCGTCCACAGCCGTATCTGTGTGCGCTGTTGCGCCGATTGATGGAAGCACTAGGGTATACCGTAACAGAGAATCATCTGGAGAATACTCAGTTTAAGAACTTGTTTCTGGTGAATACCATCTTTACTACCGAATATGCTAAGATGTTACCTGGTTGGACGGTGAAAGATTTCCTGACAGAGGTTGAACGGCTTACCGGTGTAGTGTTTATTACTGACAATCTTAATAAAACATGTGCCATACTTCTTAAAACACAGTTCTATGCGAATGCCAGGCAGTTTACTGTTCGTAACGTAGTTGACGCGTATGAGGCGGAGTCACAGGATGACGACTCGCGCGAAGCTGAGTTTACTACATCAGATGTAAGCTACGATATGCCAGACAGTTACTGGAGCAAGATAGTTCAACTACCAGAAGGGTATTTGGAGGCTGCAGATATCGAAGAGTTTGATTTTGTAAATATCGATACTGCCATCAGCGATTTTAAGAAGGTGTATAAGGATCGAGTTACAGGGCGCTACTATATAAAGGTGTCGCGCGAATACGAAGTACAGCAGCAGAATACTACGGCTACAGATACTTTTAGGATAGAGCTTAACCAGTACGGTAATTTGGATCGCGAAGATACAGATTCTACGCTTGAACTAAAGATAGTGCCAGCACCTATGGCATGGCTTGGTATGGTTGGGTGTGAAGTGGTTGATATCGGTACTAGCGATGGGTATAAAAGCTATGGAGAGGAAAGCGCACAGACAGAAGAGTCTACAGAATCTGAGGGCGCTGAGGGTGATATCAGATCTTTCGAGAAGAAAGAAGCTGCAGCCATTGATTTGTATTGCGCTTTTCATAATGGTTCTGTTTTAGGGAATAATACTCCAGTAGCCTATACGGATGCCTACCATGCTCTAATACAGGCACTTCTGTATCCAATGATAGTAGATGCAATCCTAGGCCCAGAGGGATCGTTACGCCTGAAAGATTTGAATGATAGCTACTATCAGGGTGGATACGAGATTGATACACGTCATGCTATCACTTTTGAAACCTACGATCCGAATGTGATAGATCCTCGACAGGTGTACGTTATCCGCAACCGTCGCTATGTGGTGCGTGATATTGAGGAAACAATTACTACCGAAGGCCGACAGAAAAAGTGGAAGTTGACGTGCTATCCTATCACTATCACAGATACCGCCATAGAGAACCGCTGGGTACTGACCGATGGTGTATGGGATGATGGTGGGGTCTGGCTGGATGATGGTAGATGGAATGATTAATTCCTGGCAAAGGCATGAGTGAGTATAGTTATAAAGAAGTAAATCTGTTTATCCAGGAAGAGCTGTCGCAACATGGTGAATGGCTTGTGGATCGATTTGCTGATGCCATAGAAAAAGCAAAGCTTATAGATACTGGCCAACTGTTAGATTCATTAGATTATCATACAAGCCAGGATCATCAAGGAAATTTCTCGTTAGGCATTAGTTTTATGACTTATGGCCGAATGATTGAGGTTATGGCGCGAAAACGTAAAAAGCGACTGAGCGACCAGGGTAACCATGATGTATGGAAAACAAAGAACCACCGTCCAAAGAAGGTGCAGTGGTACAATAAAAACCGTTATGGCGGTTATGGTAGACTTGTTAGAAGATTAACTGCTGGTATGAGTGATGATGAATTAAAGAGGATACAAGGTATTTTAAGTCAGGCGAAGGCTGAATATGCTGCAAAATAGGGTTTTTATCCTACAAAATAGGGATTTTCCCTTGCATATATTAGAAATAATGCCGATCTTTGCGGTGAACAAAAGAAGAAAGGAGTAAGATATGATCTATATGTTTGTAGTAGTATTTGTTCTTGGCGCAGTAGTTGCAATCATAAAGGCCGACACTGCCAATGAAGGTTCTAAGAAAACTTGGAAGCCGAAGAAAAAGAGTTGGTGGTTTACTAATCATAATTGGAACGGCCCGATAGGAATGCCAATGATATGATTTAGACGAAGAATAACAGCTTCGTCTATTTTTTTTGTCTTTTTGTTGCCGCTCTATAATATATATCTTTGCGTAGTAAATTTACGTAAAGATATTATTATATGAGTATTTCAGTCGATACCGTTAATTTGCGCTTCAACGTCAAGCCAGATTACGATCAGCAGCAATTGCAGCAGCTTCAGTCAGATCTTAAAGATGGGCAAAGGGAGCTAGAAAAAACACGTCGCGCCATGGATAAGCTTGCTAAGAACGGGCTTAAAGCTATGACTAAAGAGCAGCGCGCAGAGTATGATAAATTAAGCAGTTCGCTAAGCAAACAGGCTGCAGAGGTGCATAGAAACGAGATGCGCATGAAAGAATGGACCCGCAGCGCCAATCTTTCAAAACTATCAATATCACAACTGGGGCAGCGCGCAAAAGATTTGACCGCAGTATTAAATAACCTCAATCCTAAATCCGAAGAATTTGGCGAGTATAAGAGAGAGCTTGATGCAGTAAAGAATCGGATGAAAGAACTGAAATCTGCCGCGTCAGAAACACAATCTTCGCTCACAAGCTTTGCGCAAAATATAAGCTATACTGCCACAGGACTGGCAAGTATTCTAGCTATTAAAGACCGCGTGGTTAGTTGGGCTGACCAGTATGTACAGTCGTTTGCCGAAATGGATGATGCAATGACTGACGTCATGAAGTACACCGGCCAAACCAAAAACGAGGTGGCGGACATGAACGAAGAGTTTAAAAAAATGACTACACGCACACCTCGTGAAGAACTGAATGAATTGGCGGGTGCTGCTGGTAGACTTGGTATTCAGGGCAAAGAAAATATTGTAGGGTTTGTAGACGCTGCAGATAAAATTAATGTAGCTTTAGGCGACGATCTGGGTGAAGGCGCGATTGATCAGATTGGTAAGCTTACTATGGTGTTTGGCGAAGATAAGACCAAGGGCCTTAATGGCGCTATGCTGGCCACCGGTTCGGCTATCAACGAACTAGGAGCTAGCAGTTCTGCTAATACTGGATTTATAACAGAGTTTACTAGCCGTGTAGCCGGTATGGCTATGCAAGCGAAGATATCACAGACAGATATCATGGGTTACGCTTCTGCGCTGAGTCAGGCTGGGGTAGAGGGCGAGGTGGCTAGTGGTGTGTTTGCCCAGTTTGTGACTAAGATGTTTACAGATCCAGCTAAGTTTGCTAAAGCTGCAGGGTTGGATATTCAGGCGTTTACTAACCTATTAAAGACTGATGCTAATAAGGCGATACTTCAATTTTTGGAGGCCATGCAGCAGAAGGGAGGCTTTGATCAGTTAGCACCTATGCTGAAATCTCTAAAGATGCAGGGTACCCAGGCTATTCCTGTTCTTACGTCAATGGCTGCTAAGCTGACTGAGCTTAAAGAGGCGCAAGATCTGGCTGCTAAGGCTTACGAAGAAGGAACGTCGATTATTAATGAGTTCGATAACGCTAACAGTTCAGCTGCTGCTAAACTAGAACAGGAAGAAAAGAAGCTGAACGATGTAAAGGTTGCGCTTGGCCAGGAGCTCATGCCTATTATAGCAGGCAGTATAAGTCTTGGCACTACGATTCTTAAAGTAATTACTAAGCTGATAAAGTTTGCAAACGACTACAAACTGGTAATTTTAGCTCTGACTACTACTATTGGTTATTATACAGTTGCAGCCAAAGCAGCTGCTATAAAGACCGCCTTATTTACCGCTGCTACAAACGCCGCCAGGATAGCGACATTTGCATTTAATGTAGTTGTAAAAGCCAACCCAATAGGTTTGATGGTTGGAGCTTTGGCTACTGCTGTAGGCTGGTTGACTACTTATACAGAAAAAACTAAAGAGGCACGAAAAGCCCAAGAAGAACTAAATAAAGCCAGTCTAAATGCAGACGGTACAGTGAAGAGTGATCCGACTGTCAAGAAACGTAATCAGCTAGATGAGATTGTTGTTGTTGGCCACAGAAAAAAGAAAGAACCCAAAACCCCTGACTTGAATGGCAATTCTAAAACAAATAAGGTTGATAAAGAGCGTAAGGAGGCCGAAGCCTTGGCTAAGCAGGCCTTTGAACGAGAAAAGATAATGCTGAAGCAACAGTATCAGGGGAAGAAGGATTTACAGGATGAATGGCATCTAAAAGAAGTTGCTGCAGAACGTAGTTACCTGAATGAGCTTGCAGGTATTCGTGACAAATATCATGCTTCAGAAAGCGAAAGAATGGAGGTTGCTAACCAAGCTCTCGACAATATAGCTAAGGAGGCTAATATCCGCGAGGAAATGCGTAAGCATGAATTAGCAGAGAAGCTGAAGGATCTCGATAACCAACAGTTCGCCGAACAGATAACCTTATCTCGACAGGAATTGGATGGAGAGATAAAAACGCAAGAAGAATACGACCAGAAAAAACTAGAGCTGGAAGTTAAATACCAGCAGCAGCGCATTAATTTAATGCGGGAAGGTTCGGATGAGTATATTGCGGCCCAGAAACAAATGGCGCAGCTGGAACTTCAGCAGCTGCAGCAAAAAAGAACTGCAGAAGAGAACTTCATGAAGAGTTATCAGAACACAAATAACTCAATACTGCAGAACCATCTTAGCGAGGCGTCATCTTTTAACAAGATGCAGGAATTGAATCAGCAGTACTACGATCAGGATTTGATATCGTTCCAGCAGTACCAGCAGAATAAAACAATGATTGCCCAGCAGGAGGAAGATGCTCGCCAGGCGATCCAGCAGGCTGCTATCGATACAGGGAATCAATTACTGCAGTCTGCAGGCCAGCTTTTCTCTCTCATGCAGAACCGTGAGATTTCGACTGTAGAGAAGCGTTACAAATCGCAGATCAACGCAGCCAAGAAAGCAGGCAAGGATACTACTAAACTGGAGGAACAGATGGAGGCAGAGAAAGCCGCTATCCAAAAGAAATATGCCCAGAAACAATTCAAACTACAGGTGCTGCAGATTATTGCAGCTACGGCCCAGTCAATCGCCAATGTGTGGAAAACATGGTCGGCACAGCCTGCGATAGCAGCTGCCCTCTCTGCGCTTGCTGCAGCACAAGGCGCCATTCAACTGGCCACAGCTAAGGCGCAGGCAGATCAAGCTGCAGGACTGTATGAGGGTGGTTACTCTGAAGGCTATACCGCTAAGGGTGATCCACATAAGCAGGCTGGTGTGATTCCCGTGCACCAGAATGAGTTTGTGGCCAATCATCATGCTGTGGCCAATCCTGAGATCCGTCCGCTGCTGGATGTGATAGATCGCCACCAGAAGATAGGTGATATCCGGATGCTGAATTCCACTCGCATGCTCGAAGAAGCTTACGGCGGTGGCCGTGCTCGCGGTGGTTATACTAATAGTGACGATCCGTTAGGTGATCCAGGAATAGCTTTCAGACGCGAGGATGATGAAGTTATGCAATTACTGCGAGCTATCGAGAGTAATACTGCCGACAGTTTAACTGTTCGCGAGTTGCGTAAGAAGATTAAACAAGAAGAACGCCTGGAGCAGAACGCTAGCCGCTAAGCGTGTCCTTTTTGATACATCCTATTATATCTATCTTTGCACTATGACAGTTTACGAAGCTATTCATAAGATGCGAGAGTTAACGGCGAAGGGACAGCCCTTTGCCTTTAGCTTTATGACGTACTCGACACAGAAGCACATGAGCCATGGCGAAGTAAGTGTAGAACATGCGCTGCTGGTGAAGAACGAAAAACGTGGCGAGGATGATCTGAATAATTATATGCTCACATTTCTAGATAAAGATACTGGAGAGGCTAAGCACTTTTGGCAACCCCTGCTGATGAGCTTTAATCACGAACTACTAACATCGATAGACTGATATGGCGGACGAAATACAGAATACAGGTATACAGTTTGAAGATATTGTCCCTTGGGTTGATGACCATGGTGATACCGGACTATCGGCCCGATTGAAGTTGAAGCAAAACTTCGACAAGATCAAGGCTTGGATGGACGCGAACCACATTGATGTGGACGCTGTGAAAGAAATAATCGAAGAGTATGGTGTAGAACTTTTTCTCTCCAAACTTAACGATGATACCGCTGCTGGCTTTATAACGTTCCTCCAAGGCCTACAGGTTGGAAATCAGTTCGTGAGCGGCTTGCTTGGTAATGGCGGCGTATTCCGCAGGGATGCCGACGGAAAGGTATATATTGAAGCCGACAAGCTCTACGTCCGCATGAAAGCCTACTTTGATAACGTGGAAATCAAGGATTACGAGCATACATCGGGAAACCGCATAGCAAGTAAGGCTGGTCTGAAATGTGTCAAGGTTGAAGCCTATAATACTGATAATGAACTGATAGAGGAAAATCCTCAGACAGAGCCTGCAGGTACATCCTACTATCGCCTTTATTTCCGTGCAAAGGATGGTGAAGACACAATCGACAATAACTTTGTTGTTGGCGACCAGGCTTTCTGTGATAAGACAACGTTCGATAATAACGTGCTTGCGCATCATCGTTATTGGCGATTAGTAGTAGGAAAGAACGGTACGCTCCAGGATGACGAAGAGTTTGGCTACATTGACTTGTCGGCATCTGATAAGGAAAGTGGCTCTGCAGTACCTCTTGCTGGTGATGATGTATCTCAACTTGGTAACAGGACCAATGTTGAGCGTCAAGGTGCCATCATTGAGTTTGTCGGTGGCGAAAATGCACCTGCATACCAAATCTATCAAGGCATCAATACTTATTCGCTGAGTGGTAAGTGCAAGATTGATATTGGCTTTGACAGCCAGACAGGTCTCGCTCGAATGAATGTTGCGGGTAACTTCCGCTTTGGCTCTCCTGTCAACACTGGTAGCTACATCAAGTACGACTCGCAGGCCAACCAAGGTAAGGGCCAGCTCGACATCAAGGCTCACGTTGAGTTTACCAATAGCGATGAAGAGCTTAACGAGATCGTGCAAGGCCATCAGAAAAAATATGATGATGATATAGCTAACCTCGAAAGTTTTACAGAGGATCTGCAGAGGCAGATTGATGGTGCTATCGAAACGTGGTTTATGACAGGCGTACCTACATTACAAAATGCACCCGCTAATGAATGGACTACTGACGACGAAAAGGATAAGCATGTCGGTGACTTGTATTACGACAAGGCAACGAATCACGGCTACCGCTTTATGTATGACGATGAGAATGAAGTATATCTGTGGACTATCCTTACTGATGAAGGTGTAATCGAGGCTCTAAGACTGGCTGCACAGGCACAGGAGACAGCAGACGGAAAGCGTACAGTCTATTCCGTTTGGGAGGCATGGATGAAGAATAATGTCAACACATTAGAGGTTGGAGATTTGTTCATACCTACTAACGACTATCCAAATAGCCAAAATCCTACTTACAAGGCACGAAAAGTCTATAAGTGTACAACCAAAGGTTCTGCTACATTTGAGGAGGTTAATTACACAGACGATTCGGCTTTCAACGGCTATGTCAATGCTTTCCTTAATGGTACAGGGGCAAGCGGTGATTCAGCGATAGCGGCTGCAATACAAAAGGCTATTGCTGGTGCTCTTGGTAGCGGAACAGTTGTTGCGGGCGGCCTGTTGCTTACCTCGTTGATTGGTATGCGCCAATACAATGGTAGTGGCGATAAGAGCGATGTGTCTAACTATACCACTTGGGCGGGTATCAGTGGCCAATACAATGCTAACGTGCTTGGTGGCGGAATGGCTGCTTGGTACGGTGGCGGTATGGTTGACAAGGAAACGCTTACCACTCAGCAGATAGCACAAGGTTGGGACACTCTGCGTTGGGCAAAGGGTGTTGACAGATTCGATGGCTCTGGTTATCGTGCCGATGGAAATATCTCTTGGAATGAGAACGGAGCGTTGACCATCAAGAATATCACTACCCTTTCGGATAGTAATAACAACAATATCCTCAACGAGCTTGCTACGTTCAATAGTGCCTTCACTTTCGGTACAAGCGGGCAAGGTAGTACAACGGCTTTGTATGTCACTCCACAAGTACCCTTTGAAAGCCTTTATATTGGCACTTCTAACGATAATAAGAAAGAGGTTGCAACACAGGAATGGGTTGGTAATAACTATGTTTCTACAGCTTTCTTCCGTCAACTCTTCCGCGCTTTCAAACCTAATGAGACTGCGGAACAAGCCGATGTTGAGGTAGAGCCGAATACAATAGATAACACCATAAGCAATATCAAGGCTATGGTCGGTCTTTGGACTGAGCAGTATATATCAGCCCTTGGCCGTGGTGCTGATGGTGGCGGTGGTGGCCAAGGTGATGTTACTTGGGCGTTGCTTGCTTCTACTGCTACGGGTGGTAGAACTATTGATATTTCATACC